AACTTGGCTCTTCCTGCTCCTAGGTTGGCTCTACTATATTTACCACCACCAACTTCAGAAACGTAATCGTCAACATCTATAATAGGAAGTTCTACAATTTTCTTTGTCAAGAATGTTTTTCCTGCTCCAATTCCACCACCAACACTAACAAACAACTTATCGTCTTTGATGTTGTTGATTTGGTCAAGTTCTATCTGTGTTGACTCGTTAATACTGTAGTAATTGTAAAAACTAGTAATTGACACCCGGTGATTCTCCTGCTGTTGGTTCATCGCTCATTAAGGGATTACCACCCATTGGAGGTGGTTGTTGTGGTTTACGTTTTGGTTGAATCTTTATCTTCTCAACTTTATTATATACGTCGTGAAGAAACTTACTCTTAGCTTTGGTTATTATTTCGTGTATTCTTTTCTTCACTTTCTTTACGTAACTATTATCACCAACCATATGCTTGCGAATCTCATTACCTACAGCAACATCAAAATCACCATAATTTGGAAAACACTTCTCCAAATAATTACACATACCAGCTATGAAAGCAGAATCTATTCCAATAGAAGGAGACTCATCCTCAAGGATAATTCTTACTTCATTTGCAAATTGCTTTGCTTCACTTTCTCTAAAATAGTATTCTGTAAATTTCATATAATACACGCGCTTTAAGACATTATTCTTTCTATTTTATCACTAATATCTTTAACAATATTGTTAGCCATTCTACCAATAGCTTCGTCTGAAAATCTCTGATCTACTCCACTACTCATCATATAGTTAATAATTGAATTAGTCAACTCATCAACATCAGTTTCTACATTTCCACCAATATTTTCTTTTAGATATTTATTGAAACTCATTTCTTGTACTCCTGATTGTAAGCTTTCTTTGCTTCCTTAAAACGGTCACTAACTACTTTGAACATAACATTGTTTGATAACTCAAATACAAGACCTTCGTACTCATCACCAAACTTACCTGACTTTATTAGACTACCAAGCTTCTTTGAGAAGTCCTTCTGCATCTGGAGCAATTCTTGTTTGATTCTTCTCTTTTGTTCCATAGCGGGTTTCTTTCTGCTTGGATTCATAATGATTTCATCAATCTTCTGTCCATATTCCTTCTCAATGTTATTTATAAATTTCTCAACTCTCTGAATTTCAGGAGTCAAATCAACTTCATTGAAATCCGAAATATCACCATAGTCAAATCTTATTCCATTGGTGCTCAAATTCTTCAAGTCTTCTTTTATCTTCTGGACCTTTTCCTGCTCTAAAGGTCTTCCCTTTCCATCCGTCGCATTTATAACAACGAATGTTGCCCACTCACCAAGCTTTTCCTTTTTGTACCAAGTAGCAACAAACTTTACAAGCGAGCTATCTTCTTCCGAACCTTTTCCAATTGGAAGATAAAAAGCCTCTGTTTGGATTTTTATTCCACTTGGTGTGTTTATTGACTTGAGATATTTCTGAAGCTTATCATAATTCTTCAATCTTTTCAGAATATCCTCATAACCTTCTGTAACTGGGTCTGTCTGTCCCCTCTTACCAATAGTAAACTGTCTGAATTTTCCCTCGTCAAATATAGGTCCCGAATGCGATGACTCAACAAAGAACTTACCGTCTTTATCAACTCCAAAAAAAAAAACGAAAACCGTCCATTTTTTCACTCAAATTAGTATTCACTCTATTTAATTTTCCTTCATTTGAAGATTTAATAAATCTAATAATATCTAAAAAATCTTTAGGTTTCATACTATACTTATCATGATAAATATGTTGGATTCCAGTTCTCGGTGAAGATGAAACTTCACTAAAATAATGTTTGATAAAATTCATTTTCCAAGACCTCATTAATATTTTCATTAAAATCAATTCTCAATAATTTTATATTATTATCCTTACAATATTTATTCTTAATTTCATCTTTAACTTTCTGATTTAAAAAATCTTCTTTTGTCGTTTGATATTTTCCAATAAATGAAAAAGGTTTAAAATGTTGTTCTCCATCATATTCAATACAAGTATTATATTTTGGAAGATAAAAGTCAAACGGCAATGGTAATTTATACCTACAATCTTTAAATCGTTTTTGACAAACAAACTTAATATTGTTTTTAATTAGCCAACTCTCTATTTTTCTTTCACCGTTTGAGTTTTGACATTTTGGACAACCTCTAGCATTATTCTTGTGATTATTAGGAGTTTGCCAAAATTCACCATGTTTCGGACAAATGATACAAACTTTCGTAAAAATATCCTTAAATTGAACTTTACTATAATCGTATTTATTATTATGAACCATATTACAAATATTTATAAAATCTTCATTTGTTAAATGTTGTCCGGCACATTTTGGACAACCTTTACCAGCTAAATGATTGTCCGGTATTTGTTCAAAAACTCCATGTTCTTTACAAATAATTTTGATTGATAAATTTGTTCTTTTGTAATTAACTAAAGAGTAGTCATATTTATTTTTATGTACCTTTTGAAATTTCTCTAACATTTCATCCAATGAATTTCTATGACTATTTGCTCTTTTGATTTTTCCACAAAAAGGACATCCTATTCCAGAAACATGAGAAGATGGTATTTGTTCAAAAACTCCATGTTCTTTACAAATAATTTTTATTTTTAAATTATTCTTTAATTTTTCAAAGTTAACTAAAGAATATTCATATTTGTTCTTATGTGTTTTTAAAACTTTCCTTACAAAATCTTCTATGCTATTTATTCTACCGGCACATTTTGGACATCCTTGACCTTTCCAATGTTTTTGAGGTGATTGTTCAAAAACTCCATGTTCTTTACAAATAATTTTTACCTTAGAACGATTATTTTTATATTTAACTAAAGAATATTCATATAAATCTCTATGAACTTTTATAGCTTTTTGAATAAAAATATCGTTTGTAATAATTTTTGGCATTCAGTTTACCTCTAATTAGAGATCACTTATGTCTCCTAAGAATCTAATAATCTCAAGAAAGTCATTAGGCTTCATAGAATCTGGACTAAAATAAACAACAGCTTCGTCAAAATGATCTTCGTTTAATTTTTCCTTCGAAACTTATTCTCCTATGCTGGACGCTTACCAAGGTCTGGTTTTGTTTTGCTTGCCAATGTAGAAAGTTCATTTCTAACTCTACCAAAAGCCTTATCTGCCGCCTGGTTGAAAGATTGATAAGCATAATCTATAGCGAGTACATCATCAACTTTGGTAGAATCCATATACTCCCAAAAAGCACTGTACGCTTTGTCTACAGCTCTCTCTACTGCTTCTTGAAAAGAATATGGTCTAACCTCTATACCTTTGTTAAATTCTTCTGATAGATACTTCTGATATTCTTTCATTTTTTAATCCCCTTCTTTCTTTTTAAGTCTTGATAGAATGGTAACACGAAATCTCTCAATTGCTCATCACTCATTTTGAATTGAGGAAAGACTTTCGCAAACTCGTCATAAGCAGCTTTCTTTGCCTCAAAGTCATTCATTTGTATTCCGTCTTTCCAAGCATCTGGTCCTTGTTCTATTTCCTGTCCCTTTCTCCATATAATGTCCATAAAGTTATTATATACCATCTTTATAGTGTCGTTGTCAAGATATTTTTTCATTAACTTCAAAATACCTACAAACGAATGGAAGTCTTTCTTTTCTACTGGTGTAGGCTTCTTCTCAAAAACAAAAGCAAAAATATCTTCAATATCTCTTTCGTAGTTTGAAACTTTCGTTGGAATTTCCTTATATATTGGCTTTCCTTCAGGTGTTCTTTGAATCTCACCCTTATCATCAAGGACTGGCTCAAAAGCAACTCTCATTCCCTTATCAACAGAGAACTTTCTCATTGCTGGGTTGTCATATTTAGTGCTTGTTGAAATCTTACCAGTTGGTGTTTGAATAGCAATATCTCCAAGTCTTTGCTTTGCTGATACAAGCGATCTCATAAGAAGCTTTGAGAAAGCTCCCTTTACCTTATTCTTTATGTCCTGCCAAGAACTGTAGTGAGCAAATGTTGAAAATTCGTTTGGTACACCGTCCTCAAAAAATGTTGGCTCAAAGTCAATCTGAATATTCTTCACTAAGTCGGGAACAACAGATGAAACGAATATTGTGTTTTCCTGTGTTTGTGATTTACCACCTTTACCTAAGAAAGTCATCTTACCAAACTTCTGTCCTTCATTATCCTTGAGGAATTCCTTAAGAAGAGGTCTTAGCTCTTCTGGATATTGTAAATCCATATCTCCAACTGCCTTTTTATGCTTACTGAATTCATCATAAGGCTTGGAAAAGAACAATCTTGTAGAACCAGAGAATAGTTTTCCACTCTTAACATTCTCTTCAAATTTTGGGAACAATGGTTTGTTGTATTTCTTCTCGAATTCTTTATTGAATGCTCTTAGTGCGTCGACTATTTCCTTCTGTAATTCTCTAAACTGTTTTGCGGAAATCTTATCCATCGGAATTTTTTCTGCTGGAACTTCTTTACCATCTTTAGTGATAACCTTTACATTACCACCTTCTTTCAAATAGTAAAATTTATCAAATCTCATTGTATTATGGCTCTCTATAATATTGTTCTTTTTTAGCATATCAATCATCATATCATATACTGACTCTTCATAACCAGTAAGTCTCAAAAACTCTTCCTTGTTTTTATCAAGGAGAGCCCTTCTAACTTTTGTACCAGAAGTATCTTCTTCTCCACGACTTTCAAGAAAGAAGTATTCACCCTTTCCGAAATCAGAATCAGATGGATCAGTAGTTCCTTCGTTCTTTGGATCATACTCAACGAAATATCTCTGGAAGTCCTTTATTCTGTCTGGACCTACTATGAATACTGGTCTATCAACACCAGCCTGAACTACTCTTGTAAACATTCTAATTGGAATTGAGGAGTCCACACGAATAAATCTTGCTCCGGTAGCCTCCTCAATTATCTTCTTTTTCTGTTCATCAGTAAAAATGTCGACCTTTGGGTCGACTTTCTTTCTGGTTGGAGAAACGATTACAACGTCATCAAAATGTTGCTTAGCAAAATCAACAAGCCTACCGTGCCCCTTTTTTCCAGTCCAGGGAGCAAATTTCCCAAAGATGACAGCGGTAGGCTTCTCATTCTTGTCAATTACATAACGATTTAGTTCAACCGTTTTAGATGGGTCGTTCCTATCTGGAACTTCAACTGTTATCATTCCTTCCAGAATTGTAGAAAACATTCCCATTCTCCTTATCCTCTTGCTCCACCCTTCTTGTATTCAGATGGTATTTGAGGAGATGGAACTTTCTCAATCTTCTCCTTTGGCTTTGAAGGAGACTTTGTGTAGTTTCCAGATGGTGCTGCCTTCTTGTCACTCTTTGGAACTTTACCAGCAGGTTCCATCTTATGCTTTGGCTTAGATGGAGACTTTGTGTAGTTTCCAGATGGTGCTGGTTTAGATGGAGACTTTGGTGCCGATGGAACCTTCTCAATCTTTTCCTTTGGTTTCGAAGGATTCGATGTGAAGCCGTCAGCACTATGGTCAGATGCGTTGTAAATTTCTTCCTCGTCCATCTCCATATATCTGTTTGCTAACTTAGCAAAACTCAATCCTTCTTCTGCCATTTCTTCCATTTCTTCTTCACTTCTATTCAGTGCGTTCTTCCACTGACTCTTGAATTTAGATGAGTAATCGTCTTCACTTCTACTCTTATTTCTCTTCAACGCATCCTTCCACTGACTCTTGAATTTAGATTGGTAGTCCATTTCTTCTTCACCATCTATAGCGACACTTATAGCAGCGTGGATCACATCTATTTCTTCGTCGGAAAGTCTTTCTCCAGAATGAAGCTTATCCATTACGTTGTCAAGAACCGCTGTGTCAGATTTTCCTTCTTTAGCGGCGGCGATAGCTCCGGCAATTATATCTCTTTCTGGTTCTGAAAGATTTTCACCGTCACGAACCTTTGCCATAACATCTTCCAAGCCACCGTCGTCTTCCATTTCTTCTTCAGCATATTCCATTTCTTCTTCAGCATATTCCATCTCTTCTTCAGAAGTTCCTGGTCCAATAACCTCAAGCTGTTCAATAGGTGCCTCATACTCCTCACCATCCTGGTCAGTAACATAAGCAATATCACCTTCAAATCCAGCAACCATACAAGGCATTCCCTTGTAAAGAACTTCCTGACCATTCTTCAATGGGCAACCCATTTCTTCTTCACTGTATTTCATACCACACTCTTCTTCAGCATCATATTCCATTTCTTCAACTTCATCAATAGTAAACTTAGACTTCTTCTTGTTGATATCCACACCAACAATCTCTTTATCTTTGGTAACTGAAACAACATTATACCAATCTTCGTTGACTTTTACAAGTTTACCAACAAGCTTATTGAGGTCAAGGCTTTCTAAGTCATACATAGAAGAACCAGCATAACCTCTCTTTCTCATTGTCATTTCTTCTTCTGCTTCTTCATCATCACCACCAAGATCAGCGATGTCTTCCCAGTTTATAGCATCAGCATCTTCAGGTTCTTCTCCTGCGTCTTCTGACTCTTCACCAGCATCTTCAGGTTCTTCTCCTGCGTCTTCTGGCTCTTCACCAGCATCCTCAGGTTCTTCTTCCTCTGCTTCTCTAATGCTCTTGGATTCTGGATACATCTCTTCTTCAGCTTCTCCACCTTCTTCTGGCTCTTCCATCTGAACTGTAAATCCTTTGAAAAGAGTCTCAAGAGAATCTGTAAATGCCTTTAATTCTTCTTCACTATCAAATTCGTGTTCTGACTTTTCAAGACCAGTTCCATCAGAAGGCTCTACCATTACCTTCATTCCTTCAACAGAAACCTTTACAATCTTTTCTTCCTCTGGTTCTTCTGTTTCCTCTTCAACAACGTCCTTTCTCGGTCTTCCTCTTTTCTTACCAGTAGATTCCATACCAAGACCAGACGATCTGTTTTTATCAACGTCATTATTGATAGTGATTCTGATTTCACCTTCATCAAGTGAGTTGACCTTCTCAACAACGTAATCCATATTGTTCTTAAGGAATTCAACGTCAATTGTTGAAGGAGCAATTCTTTCATCTACGAATTCATTCTGAATTCTGTGAAGTGCTGTCTTCTTGTCTGAGTAATCATCATCAAAAGCTTCTCTGACGATGGATACAACCTTATCCCATCTTTCCTTAATTATCTTCTCAGAAGCGGAAACATCCTCATTGAAGTTTTCTTTAAGATACTTTGTAAATTCTAACATATCTTCTCTCCTATAATTATGTGAAAATCAATCATCATCTGTTTTAATAAATATTGTTTCTCCAAAGTCCAATTCTTCTGGCTCTTCATCTTCATCTTCAAAGCCATAGAAATCTTTGAAATCTTCGAAATCTTCAATGTCATTCTCGTCCCTAATATAATCATTGTTAGACATCTAACGACTCCTTATTTGTATTTATAGTCTTAAAATTAAATTTATGACTTATCTTCCATTCCATCTTCTGGTTATGAGGCAAGACAAATACAAACTTATTATGAGGTTCTATTTCTTCATCACCAACTTCAATCAAACCCCAATTTTTAAGACAGAAAGCAATTGCGTTTCTTCTTAGTAAGTCATCTTCACATACTGAGTTATAGGCTGAATCTCTTGTCAAAAGAAACATCTGTTTAAAATGTACCAAAAAGGTCTTTCCATCCTGCTCATAAAGATAACAACTTGGATACAAAATCTTTTTCTTCTTGTTTGCGATTCCGATTCTATTAAGAGTTTCCTTTATTACCTTATCATCAACAAGAACTTTCACTTCAAGCAAATCATTAAAAGTCATATTTCCTCCTTTATATTAACTCTACAAACTTCCCAACCCTTATATTTCCTCTGTTGTTTTATTGATTGTTGTTTGATAAACTATCCTTAAATTTTATCAAAATAGGTTCTAATCCACATTTCAATAATTTCCTAATCTTATTTACCAACATAAAATGGTTCATAATCAAACTCATACTCACCATACTTATATTTTCCTGGCTTTCTTGAATCCAAATAAACATATACATAATACTTATTCATAATTAATATCCACAATTACCAGTAGTTGTTTTTGTTTCATATATTATTTCCTGATATGAGAAATTACCGGTAAAAGTAACTTCCTCACTTATACCAGCATTCAATGAAATAGAACCAAGTGTTACTAGAAATGCTTCTGTAAATCTCCAAACAACAATTGGCCTTTTCTGGTTGTCAAGGATATTTAGGTTAATTGACTTTATGGTGTATTTTCTAAAAAAATCTTCCTCACTATTAAAATCACCAACCTGTCCATATTTAAGAGCCTGCATCCACTCAAAAAGATTTAGATAGTTCTTCATATCCTCCGACAGTTTGAACTCTACCTGTAATTGTGACAAGTCTTCATTAGCCTTAACACCACCAATAGGATGCCTAATACGAAACCCTTTTATATCAGAATTGATTTCAAGAAGGTTATAATCTGGAAATACAACACTCTTAACGTAGTTATCGTACATTCTCATATCCCTAATTGTTTCCAATGATGGTATGTTAGAAAAGCTAACCTGCCACTTATCATTATGGAAAGTATTCGGGAAGTTTGCTGCTGGTGATGGATTAGTCATTTTTATTACCTAATTTTTTCATCAATCTTTTGGCGGTCTTTTCCATTTCTTCTGTGACACTCCACGGGGCAAGCCCCGTGGCTTCTGCTTAGTTTTCTAAGCATTCTTTTTCTTGCTTCAACGACAGTTCTATTGAACCATC